CGCATGAGATGACACCCGCTTATCCAAAGTTGGAGTCATCCCATGTTGAGGGTGTTAAGAAGGCGTCAATGGAGATGTTCAATAGAAGGGCTGATGTCTCCTTCTATGAGATTGGTGTTTTTACGGACAAGTGGGAGCCTGTTCCGTTTGTGACTTCATACGCCATTGTTAGACTTGATTATCTGAAGAGGATAAAGTTTGAGGTCTATATCCGTGATGAGGATGTCAAGTCTGCAACTTACATTTGCTCAAGGTCTAAATTGAGGGATGACGCAAGCAAGGCTCCAATGGTTTCGTCAAAGATTTGTTCAAAGATCAAATGAGACTTTTTGCACTCTTGTTCTTGTGCACCAGTGCGCTGGCGCAGAACAGTTCTTTGAACCTTCAAATGCCGTATGGGTATGGAAACTATCAATCTGACAAGTTTCGTGCTGGTGAGTTGGATTGCTCAAATGCGATTGGCAGCGGTACGAATCTGGAGTTTGGTGTAACTGGGATTGTCAACAATGCTGATGGACTGTTATCAAATGCTGACCCAAATACTCCTAAGACAAAAGACATTGGCGTTTATGCGCGAATCACAATACCTTTGGATAAGGTTCCAGAGCGAATCAACTGCAATGCTTTGTATCAGCTTGAGTTGAACAAAAAGCGTATTGAGGTGGAGAAATTGCAGGCGGAGCTTGATAATCTCCGCAAACTGAAATCAGGAAAGTTTGAGAACTGATGGCAAATCTTGATAAAGGCATGAAACGTCTTGAGGAGCTTCAGGACGAGCCGTTTGAGCTGTTTGGCATAACCATGTCGCCCGCTGCTATTGCCGCTGCTGCTGCACTTGTATCGACCATTGTTGGCGGTTTATATGGTGGTTTTGTGCTGTACAAAAAGATGGAGTCACTGGCTGGTCTTGATCTTGATGCGTACCAGCAGAAAATGGATGTCATGGACGCAAAGGTTGAGGAAGCCTTGTCGTATGCCAAAGACATCAAGGATGGTCTTAGGAGCGATATTTATCGCCTTGAGCGCAGTGTCGAACGGTCAACTGAGAAGGTTGACAAGTTTGAGGAAAAGGTCAGACGGTTATTGGATGACGCTGATGCACGTTTTGAGGCTCGCCGTGAGCAACTGAGAAACTCGCAAAAGGCAGATACCAAAGAGCTTGAAGATCGTATCAACGCCAAAGTCCAAAAGGCTTTGGATAACCCACTGGCAAAGTAAGGAGCTTTTATGCGTGGTTATCGTGGTTTGTCGCCTGAAGACATTGAAGTGCGTGTATGGGCGTTTGTTGTCAAGTCCATCACAATCATGGTGCTTTTGATCTCTGCTGGCATCTTGTACGCAGTGGCATTTGAACCTCAAGAGGCTACTTTGGCTCCGATTGATGCTGTGTTCCTTGAGATTTTGAAAGCTATCGCCTTCATGGGTGTTGGCACATTGGGTGGTATTGCTGGCCGCAAGGTTATCTCTACCGCTGCTGAAAAAATCGCAGAGGAATAATCATGTTGCCAATCGTTGCATCCATCGTTTCTAACCTGATCTCCAACGGTATGCCAAAGGTGGCTGATGCCGTGATTGAGAAAGGCGTAGAGGCCGTTGAAGACAAGTTGGGCATCAAACTCAAGCCAGAGGGTGAGGCAACACCTGAAGACAATGCCAAGCTCAAAGAAGCGGCCATGAAGCATGAGGAGTTCATGGCTGAGTTGGATGAGAAATCTCGCCAGCGTGCTACTGATATGCAAATATCTGCAATGAAATCTGAGGACTGGCTTGTGAGGCGTTTTGTCTATCTGTTCGCTGCGTTCTGGGCAATCATGGCCTGTCTTTACATTGGCTTCATTACCTTTGCTGACATCCCAGAAAAGAACCTACGCTTTGTGGACACGATTCTCGGTGTTGTCATTGGTGGCGTGATTACAACTCTGCTCAGTTTCTTCTACGGTTCATCTCAGGGTAGCCGAGCCAAGGATGAAAAGAAATGATTACGCTTGATAAGCTGGTGGCTGCTGGTGTAAAGGCTAATGTTGCTGAACAGTGGTTGCAACCGATTCAAGAAGCCTGCAACAAGTTTGGTATTGACACAAAGAATCAAGAGGCAGCGTTTATCGCCCAATGCGCCCATGAGTCTGGTGGCTTTACCATGCTTGAGGAAAACCTGAACTATCGAGCAGCAGTAATGGCTGTTTGCTGGCCAAAGCGTTTTGCAGAAATTGATGCCCAAGGCAAACCAAAAAAGGATGCTCAAGGCAAGAACATCCCGAACAAGTTTGCACTGGCTATTGAGCGAAAGCCTGAGTTGATTGCCAATTCTGTTTACTCAGCCAGGATGGGTAATGGCCCACTTGAATCAGGCGAAGGCTGGAAGTATCGAGGCCGTGGTCTGAAGCAACTCACGGGTAAAGACAATTACAAACGCTGTGGGCCTGCCATTGGTGTTGATCTTGTCAATAACCCTGAGTTGCTGATTCAGCCAAAATACGCTGCTTTATCGGCTGCTTGGTTTTGGCACTCCAACAAGTGTGGGCCACTTGCGGAGTCCGGTGATTTCGTTGCACTGACCAAAAAAATCAATGGTGGCACGATAGGGCTTGCAGACCGCGAGAAGCGATATAAGGCCGTTCTTGCTTTGGTTTAGGACAATCTGCTGGTGGCACTACGACACACCACACAGGGAAATAACAGCCGTTCTTGCCTGACTTGATCCATCGGTCAATGTAGGTATCTGGCATCGTTTTGAGTGCTGTGCGTAGTCCCCTATCGGATGCAGAGGTCATTTGCATGATCTCTGGCATCGTCAATCCATCACTGTGTTCGCGTAATAACTGCCTGACGCGAGGCACAAGATTTGTTCTCATCTAAACAATCCGGTAAAAATTGATGTTCGTTGCCAAGTGCGACCAGCGCGAATGTCGTGAATTGTTCGCCTAGAAACCCCGTATTTAACGGCAGCGTCTCTTGCTTGTAAATCACTGACTCTGATCTCGTCTGCCAAATCGTAATTCAGCTTGAAACCTCTTGACTTCATGGCTGCTGTTTTTCTACGAAACGCAGGGGCTTTTGACCCAATCAGTGCTGAGAAATCAGACTTGGTGTATCCCTTGCAGTGCTTTGGATTGACACACCAGCGAGACTCACACACTGAGGCGTAAATCTTGTATCTGTCTCGTGCCGCACTGCCCATGAGAATCTTGCGGACTACAAGGCATTTGTACTTGCCGTTTTTCTGTTTCTCGTAGATCACTGGATTACGTGTTTTCACATCCCAGATCCAGCAATCTCCATCCTCAGTGATACGTTCTTTTATGCGCTCAATCGCTGGACGTTGCTTGCTAACAGCCACCGTGACCCCAATCTCAATACTGATTTAACCCATGCACGCTGATTGTGAGGCGTGTCCCAAAGCTGACGCGCACGCTGGCGCAGTTCAAATGTTTTCATGCTTTCTCCTCAAAATGTAAATATACTTCTTCACTGTAATAACCGTTTGACTCACCAAGCCATCGAACATCTACGTAACCTTTGCGAGTTGCAAATTTGTAAAAAGTCCATGTATATGATTCAGGCTCATATTCAAATTTGTAGTCAGCAGGAGTTTCACCAGTGCTTTCTTCTGCCAACAAAATTGGCTCTCCAACAAGATCTTGCAAGTCTCCAATAATTGATTCAATGCCAACTGATTCGCAACAATCTTGATCGTGGTTGAACTCAAAAACTCCTTCTGAGCAAACAAAACGTAAAGACCAGTCATCAGCCTCAACAAGATTAAACGTCACACCAATCATGTCTGAGATTTTTGGCTTGTAGTAAATTTCACGAGGCCAAGCGACACGTTCTATCTTTTCTGAAAGTTTCATGACTGCTCCTTGATAAAGATTCCGGCCTCGTTCATGTGCCCCTTGCGATCTTTGATCTCGTCGTATGCTCCATAAGTGCAACTCGTGACATCAGTACCCTTGAGAGCGCATCCATTTACGAGTGTGACTTCAATATCACCAACTGCATCGTCATATTTTTCAGACCAATGTTTGTAAATTGGATGGTCTTTTTCAATGCCAAGACTGTCTAAAACATCAAGTGCTGTTGCCGCTTCAAGCAACTCTCCTGCTTCTTCAAGCGTCTTGATTGCTTGAGCTTTTGCCGTGCTATTTGGGATGATCTTTCTGGCCTCTGCCCAACGAATAATCTTGAGTTCAACATCTGCAAAGCTAGTCATTTCAGTTTCTCCTTTGTCCCGTCTGGGTAGTTAAGATTTGTTCCGATTCTGCTTGGCAGTTTGTAAGCGTCCATTGCACCTGGTCGATTTGGATACGATTTCAGTTCTGGACACTTGTAAATACCAATCATGCGATCAATGCGATCTGGTTGTGCGATTTGTTTCATACTACTTTCATGACTTTCTGATTACGGCCTGAACGACCTTTGCGAAGTTCGCCAGTGTACTCAATCAATCCTTTGCGATACAACGCTGAAAAACGTGCTGTGACTGTGCTGTAAGCGTACATATCCAGCACATCTTGGACTTGATCTGAAATACACCCATCAGGAAACGTCTTAATGGCCTCATAGACGACTTTTTCCATGTTGGTGCTGTTAAGGTGCTTTGCGGCATCTTTGGACGTTTGTGGGTCGTTTCTGCGCGTCAGCTTTTTCCAGAACGTGCCAAAAGGCGCTGTGTGTTCTTTGAATAAGTCCATCACTGTTCTCCTGTTGCTTTTGTGTTTGCTAAACGCTCACGGATGGCATTGGCGCATTCGTAACCATGACCTTCGTGGTCAATAAATGGGCCACCATCGTTGTCCGTGTAGTCCTCACACACTTTTGCACAAGCCTCATTCTCCTGTGCAATACGTTGCTCAAACCATCTGTTAAACGCCTCAACAAAAACCTTTACAGACTCATCAGCATCGCCAATGAAAACCATCTTTGGCCCATTGAAGTCAAGTTTTCCAATAACCTTTTCGTCTCTGTTAAAGGTTATTAAATAATTATTAACTTTATTGAGTGGATTCATTGCTTTCCCCTTTTGCTTTTGCAATCACATTTATCATTCTTTGAACCTGCGCTGTTTCTGCAAATGGCTTTAACAACTTAACTGCAAACTCAAGTTGAGCCAACAACTCAGGCGCATAAGCCATCAAGCGAAGATCGGCAGTCTCATCACCTAACTTCTGGTCGCCAGCAGGACGAATCTCCAGTTGGTTGCAAGACTGAGCGATTACGCCATCCATGCCTTCATGCCATTCGTCTTGAATGTTTGCGATAACCCAAGGGCCGTTTGTGTGCATTGCTTTCTCCTGTTGTGATGGTGTGATTATTTTGCACACACCTTACAGAAAACTTACTCTGTTGCTTTTTTGAGAATCTGCACGATCTGGCTTGACAGGCTGCGGTTCTCTGCTTTTGCCAGTGCTTTCAGTTTCTCGTAAAGATCAACTGGGATTCGAGTTGTTACGAACTTGGTCATGGTATTTCCTTAAATGGTGGCGGTTTCGATACGGCACGATTGTTTGACATCAGCCCAGGTTAGGGATGGCATGGTTGCCCAGACCATGCACCGCCGTAAATGGTGGCCTTACTTCGTCTGCGTCTGGTCAGCTTGCACATTCAAGACCCTTGATCTAGGGTATGTAAGAACCACAGTTTGCAAGCGTTTCACTGTTCCAGCATCCGTCTTTTCAGGCCGTTAATCATCAAAACGGCAAAGGATCGTCTTCAGGGAAGTCAGGCTCTGCTGCCTTTGTCGGCTTCTTAGCAGGTGCGCCATCCTTTGCTTGCACAGACAGGCTCATGAACTTCTTTGTGCCATCTTTGGAAACCTTGACCCATGCAGACAGCCAATAGTCAGTGCCATCTACATTGATCTGGCCCTTGTAATCAGGGTGGTTGTCTTTTTCTTTGCGGTCATTCTTAAAGAGTGTCCCGCTGTTGGTATTGTCGTAGTTGCTCATTTTGCTTTCACTTTCAAAAGTTGGTCAACCTTGCTGGCGACCTCGGTTAAAAATTCTTGTACTGCCTGCTCCAGCTTGGCAATGTGTTCGTCATCACGGTTTACACGGCTGACAAACAACTGAAGGTCATCTGGCATCCGTGGATCAAAACTCACGAAGTCACACCACTGGCGACCAGTGCAAGCCATTTGCCACTGCATTTGGTTGAAATACTTTTTGTCGTGCGATTCAGACAGCAGCGTTTCAATGTGCGTGGTTGTGTTTGGGCACTTGATTTCAAGCATCCCATCTTCACCAATAAGCCCGTCAGGGGACGCACCAGCCATTTCAATCGTTGGGTGGTAGATTATCCCTACCTCATCAACCAAAACGCTTGTATGCGCCTCATACGCTGCTCTGGCAAGCGGTTCAGTCTCAGTACCCCATTGCATTGCCGCATTGGTAAACGACTCACCTTGTTTTTTGGTCAATCGCTCAACAACAAGCTGTGTAATGTAGTTTTGTCGTGCGGCAGTTGTTTTGCCTGCCATTACATCGTTGATGCGTGAGGCCGTAACACGGCCCAGGCGAGCAGCAAACCATTCGTCCGAGCGTTGTTCCATCACAGCTCACCCTTGCGCTTGTCTTTTGCGGCAATGATGGCTTTTTGAGCCTCTACGTTGTTGCCTGCTGCTTTATAGCCAGTTACGTATGCCTTTTTCAGTTCGTCAGCGTCTTGAGCCGATTCAATGGCTTTAAGGTGCTCGGACATATCAGGCGCATCAGCTTCTGGCAAATCTTCACCAGCATAGATATACAGACCCAGACCGTGAAGTGACAGTGCTTTGGTCATGCAGCGCATGATTGCAGTGTTGACAGCAAACGCATCAGGCGTAGGGATTGCTTTGTTGCGATAGTCCATCACTGGAAGCTGGCAGGTCATTGGCTTGCCAAACATCGTTACCGTGACCCAGACCATTGCTGTGCCATTGATGTCCATGTAGCACTTGTCACCAAACATCTCAACTTTGTATGTTGCTGCTGGATCGGCTTTCAGTGCCTCTGCCCAAGCCCATGCCCAAGACAGATAAGACAGACCGTTTTTCTTTTCAACGTGACCGTTGACGTTTTCTTTGAGTAGTTTTTCGATGCTCATGTTTTCTCCTTTAGATTACGTAAACCTTGTCGAAATCTTCTTCAACAAAGTAGTGTGGATTGCCTGCTGTATCAACAACGATGGAGTCATAACCATCGTCCATCGAGTTTTCCAGCATGATTACAGACTCAATAAACCCGTCTGCGTTCTCGCCAAAGATTGCTTTCAGCTTTGTCAGACCAGTGTGGTTGATTGAGTGAGCCATCTTCATTTTTGTTTTGACGTTCATGTCACATCCAGTAGAAGTACAGGCCCATCGGGAAACCCACCACTGTTGCAAACAAAACTGCGTGAACAAAGTCCATGTAAAGTGCTTTCATTGCTTTCTCCTGTTGTTGATGTGTGCAGTATAAACACAAAAAGCACACAAGCAAAGTTATTTCATAGGTATTTTCACTAGTGTTGCAATCAAGCAACAACAACGCATGGATAATTGACGCATGGACAAAAACGTAGAGGCTATCCGTGAGCTGTTGAAAACACGGGCTGATGTTGGTTTGCGTAAGTACGGCGTGACCACTGAGCGCAGTGACTTAAATCTTGTTGAATGGGTGCAGCACGCTATTGAGGAGGCTTGTGATCTCGCTGTATATCTTCAGCGCATCAAATCCGATCTGGAGCGTTCTGAAGTCCACATCAGTCATTCCGGCGTAGCGGTTGACAAGCATTACCACTGGCAACCAATGGAGACTTGTCCTAAACGTGTGAAGGTACAACTGCTGACGCAGAACGGCGTTGCTGTTTACGGCTCTGTTGATGTGGACATGACAATTTACGCAGGATGGGCGCCTTTGCCGAAAAAGCCTGTATAATTTTTTGAAACACGGCTAGATTGGGATTGATCCCCTGATCGAAAAGCGCACTCCCCGCCTGCCGCTTGTTTCTTTTCTGGGAGTTTGCGGAGAGTGCTATGCACTACTATCAATTTCACATTGGTGACTATGCGTCACACACGCGCCATTTGTCTTTGATGGAAGACTTGGCTTTCAGGCGTTTGCTTGATTTTTACTATTTGCATGAGAAGCCAATCTTGCAAAGAGATATTGCAAGGCAAATAGGAATGAGAGATCAAGAGCAGGATGTTTTGACAGTCCTGAATGAGTTTTTCATATCTACTGATGATGGTTTTGTCAGTCCTAGAGCAGACAAAGAAATCAAGGATTACAAAGAACATCAAGCAAAGTCAGCTTGGGGTGCTTTCTTGCGAGATCACAAAGAACTTGCTCCGTTAGCCAGCAAAGAGCTTTTCATTGCAAAATTTATTTGCAGTGAGCATAAGAAATACATCGAGACATTGATTGAACATCATGCACCCATGATGGGTACATCATCTACCAATGATGCAACCACTCCCACTCCCACTCCCACTCCCACTCCCACTAACCATAAACCAATAGAAAAGAAAGCAACTGTCGTTGCAACGCCTGACGGCGTTTCTGAAATTGTTTGGCAAGACTTTGTTAAGCATCGCAAGGCAAAAAAAGCCCAAGTCACTCAGACGGTCATTGATGGCATACAGCGTGAGGCAAGAAAGGCTGGTTGGACGCTTGAGTCAGCTTTGAGTGAGATTGTCTTGAGAAACTGGCAGTCTTTTAAAGCTGATTGGGTTGCTGACAAGAATCTAAGTGCAACTGGACAAATGAATCAGCGCGTCGCTTCTGGTCTTACCCGTGGATTAATTGGTGGAGGCAGCAATGTCAAATTACTCGGAAATTGACTTTTGTACGCAAGACGAAGGTCTTGATTATGTTTTTGCTCGAATGTTGGCAATCTTTGGTGCGCCGTTTAACAGGCATTTTGATGGAATTGATCCTGAGCTTGTGCGTGATGAGTGGAAAAACCAGCTCGGCAGATTTCTGACATACAGACCAAGCATGGATTACGGCATTTCTATGCTTGATGGCGAGTTTATTCCGAGTGCAATTAAATTTAGAAAGTTGTGCAACGCTGGCCCAAGCATTCCTGTAAAACCTGAAAGAACTCTTGAATACGACAGATCAAGAATGTCAGAAGAACAGAAAAACGATGTACGCGAACAACTCAGAAGATTACGCGAAGAATATGCAAATCGACAAAAAAAGGAGCAGACATGAGCAACCCATTCAAAATCATTGAACCGACCTGCATCAGCTTTTCTGGTGGCAGAACATCGGCTTTCATGCTTTACAAAGTATTGGAGGCTCACGACATGAGCCTGCCTGAAGATGCGATTGTGTGTTTTGCAAATACTGGAAAAGAGGATGAGGCTACTCTGAAGTTTGTCCATGACTGCGAAACACATTGGAATGTTCCGATTGTTTGGCTTGAATACAAAGATGCAGAGGAATCAAAAGACCGCTGGAAGCAAGTTACATACGAAACTGCCAGCAGGAATGGTGAACCATTTGAGGCGGTGATTCGCAAGAAAAACTATCTGCCAAATCCCGTGACTAGGTTTTGCACGATTGAAATGAAGATTCGCACGATTGCAAATTACCTGTTTTCAATCGGAATGTGTGAAACGCGTTCTGAAGGCGAACACATGAGCTGGGTTGGTATTCGTGCTGATGAGCCTCGCCGATCAGCAAAGATTCCACGAGACAGAACACCTCTTGTGACTGCTGGAATTGGTAAACAAGATGTTGGCGACTTTTGGAAAAGCCAGTCATTTGACCTTGGATTGCCAAACTTCAATGGTGTTACTTATCACGGAAACTGTGATTTATGTTTTTTGAAGGGTGAATCACAGACACGAAGCCTTATTGCAGAAAAGCCAGAACGTGCTGTTTGGTGGGCAAAAATGGAGGCACTGGCACTGGCAAGCAAGCCTGATGGTGCGCGTTTCCGAAAAGACCGTGACAGCTATCAAGCAATGATGGAATTTGCAATGAATCAAACACCAATGTTTGACAACCCAGATGATTCAATAGCTTGTTTTTGTGGAGACTGATATGAACAAACACATCTTTAACACAGCACTAGACGCAGGAATGGAAATAGTGGAACACAAGCTAGGCGAGGCAGATTGGAACTGCCACAGCAAGGACATCATCAAGTTTTATCAACTGGCGATACAACAGGAAAGAGACCGCCTGGCAGCAGAATGTGAGCGTCTGCCTTTTGGTGACACAGCACATAGTTTCAGCACATGGATAAAAAATGGTGGTGTAAGTTCAGTGTAATGATGGTGGTTAAAAATCACACAAAAGGAGAAAGCAATGTGGCCATTCCCAACACCATCAGGCCCTGTACCGTGGACAGCGCAGCAGGAGCGTGAATATCAACAACAACAACGAGACAAAGTAGGAGAAGCACCGTGGTGAACAAAGAACAATCTCTGAAACTATTGATGCTGCTGTCTGCACTTGAGTCGTGGGCCTTAAGCACGAAGAATCCTCTGCCTGACTATTTGCGCGATGAATTGTATAGGCTGTCCGGTGACCTTGAGAAAGTCGTATTGGGAGAAAGCAAATGACTGACAAGAAAACACAAGTAGAAGAGGCGCTCCGCACGGAACGTGCTTTGAAGCTGGCGCTGGACTATCTGGAGCCGCTTGCACGGCAATGGGGGATAGAGAGCAAAGCGCATGGTGTATGCACCGCAATCCGTGAAGCACTGGCCGAGGAATCCTCTGGCATTGAGCGGCCAGATATTAAGCAAGACTTAACACCTGAGCAGGATCTTGCAGAAGCCTATCGGACAGAACTCGACAAACTTTCTCAGCGTAACTACGAAC